GACAGTATTGAAGAACTCAACGCCTGTAAAACTTTCGTTATACTCTTGGTAAATCCTAGAATTGTTAAGGTCATCAAGTTCTTTTTGTCTAGCTTTGATATCAAGCCTTATTTTTTCGCCAATAGTAGACTTATCAAGTATGACAATTACATATTCGTTGAAATCATCTTCACCTTCAACATGAGTGATCGTCCACATTTTAGTTATAGCACCTATTGCGTCAAACGTACTCGCGTTCTCGATAATAGTTAGATCCAAAGAACTATCTTCATTTAGCTTTTTACTTACTTTTGTACTAACATTAATAGCGTGCCCTACACCCTGTAGACTTTTTAATAAAATTGGCATAGGCTACTCCTTATCTAAAATATAATTTGTGTCTAAATGTAATTTGTTTCATTACTTTATTAGACTTGAATCGATTCCAGCCTGGATATAAAACCGGTTGTTCTAAAGTTTTATTAAAAGAATCTATATTTAAATAACCTCTATAGGTATGTTTACCGTCGAAGATTATTTTATCTCCGGCTTTTAAATCAACTTCCTTAATAACTGAGATATTTCCTTTATCTGTATAGAAAGTGAATCCATCCTTATCATTAGCTTTAACATCTTCGGCTAACTCTATTTCAACAACATTAAACTGATTAAACTGTGTTAAAGGAACATCACCGTTATAATAAACTTCTCCTGAGTTAGTGTTGTAAAATGTCATTTGACGCCTCTTATCACCTTCGTTTGTAGGCAATCTATCAGGTACCGACCATTTTTCAGGGTCGTTATCACTTTCAAGATCAGTACTATAACCGACACTTTCAAAGTATGGTAGTTCGGTTGTTTCAAACGACAAAGAAAATTCCCCTGATGTTTGAGTTGTGTTAAAAGAAACTTCACTTACTAGTCCTACAAAAAGTTGTCGTCCATCAACATAATCAAGCTCAAATGCTTGTTTGTCTTTTGGTATATCTAATATATGCTCATACTTAATTGAATTGTCTGGTGTAGCTAATTCTCTTAAATAAAAACGTCCAGCAAATAGTGCTTGGACGTCTGACTTTAAATGTGAAGCATAAGCAATTTTAGGTACTTTATACCTTATCTTAATCTCTACTTTTTTAAGTTCTTCTTTAGCGTAATTATGAAATCTACCATCAATACCCTCTATATCAGAATAGTTACGATGATATCCTGCGCCTGTAACGTTATATTCAACTACTTCCAAGTGATTATAAGTGAAAGGATTGTCACTGACGCGATACTGTGAACCATTCCTTATTACTTCTATATCGTGCGCTATCAACTAACAAACCTCCCTTATAATAAGTTGAAACTTCCGTCTATAGCGTTCATGTCATCAATGCGTGATTTAATTAAATCAAGGTCGCCCTCATTTCTAATCGTTACATTCACAATAGGTCTATTATTTTCTTTTAAGCTATGTTGAACATCGCTAGTCATGTGTCTGTCTATAGAAGTACTTACAGGATTTACTATACTATCTGTCAAAGTAGAGGATAGCTCTTTATTAAAGGCACTGCCAAAGTCTGTAGCAATTACTATTGCTTGTGATACCGCTAAACCTTTACCTAAGCTACTACCTCCACCGTGTCCACTTACGAATGAAGTTACAGAGTCCCAAGCTGATGAAATCGCATCGCCTACCGCGCTGACTACTTTGTGCGCAGCATTGGCTACACCCTCAGCTACTTTGCCGATTAATTCCGCTCCGGCATTTAAGAAATCACTGAAGAAACTTTTAATCTTACCAAGTGCATCACTCATACCGTCACCTACATTTGAGACAACTCTTTTAAACCCATCAGCTACTTTACTCGCGAAACTTGTAACTGTATTCCAAATGTTAGAAACCCATTCAGAACCTTTTGTGATAATAAAGTTTAATGCTTGTCCCATTTTTTCAGCCACACTCCAAGCAACACGACTGAACCAACTTGTAACAGTGTTCCAAATACTGCTAACAAAATTAGTGATTGTACTCCATATCTGTGACCAACTTGTACCAAACATTGAAAGCGTTCGATTCATTACGCCAGTTAAAAAGCCGATAATTGACTCCCAAACTGATTGCATGTATTGCCAAATCGTATCAAGTACATTGGTAACCGTAGTTTTAATAGTCTCCCAAGCACCTGAGAAGTCGCCAGTAAGCAACTGAATTAAAGCAGTGAATAAACCTACTATGATTTGGACAGCTACGGATATCACTGTTCCTATGGCTTGGAACGCAATTGTAATTAACGTCCACAAACCTTGTATGATATTCATAACATTTGTAATAATGCCTATTACCAAAACACCTAAAACTTGCATGAATACTTGTCCTAATACTTGTAATATAGGCATGATTGGCTGTAATGTTGATTGAATTTTGCCCCACAATTGAGTTAACCAATCTACTACACCTTGAATCGCACCAGAAACGGCTGTTTTGATACCGTTCCAAGCTTCGGTTATTGTTTTTCTGAAATTCTCGTTTGTTTTCCATAAATAAACAAGAATACCAATGAATGCGCCAATTACGGCAATTACTGCTAATACTGGCACAGAAATACTTGTGAAAACACCAGCTAATAAACCGAACACTTTACTTACCAAATCAGTTATCCTAGTTAATTCCAGTATTCTTGTGACAATATTTAATAAAGTTACGCCAAACACATTACTTAATACACTGCTAACAGCTGCAATCGGAGCCATTAAAGCCCAAAATACGCCACCTAAAATACCGATAACACCGATAATTTGAGCGACTGCTGGGTGTGCTTCGAATAGTTTGGCGATAAATCCAGCTAAATTAGTAATGAAATCTAGTAATTTACTAGCTATAGGAGCCATTGCAGTACCAAATGCCACTAACGCTTTTACGATATTACCGATTAACTGCATAATAGTGGGACCATTCTCTTGAACGTAACTGATAAAGTCTTTAAATCCTTGTGATTGTCCTACTTGTTCTGACCATGCTCTAAATTGAGAAGTTAATTTAACTAACCAGTCAAAAATGTTAGAACTGTTTTGAGCAAAAGCAATCATTAAATTACCAATACCAGCGAATACATTGCCAAATATCTGACCAATCTTAGGTAAGTTAGTGGTAGTGTAGTCAATAAACGCTTTAATAGCATTCTGACCAGCCACACTATTAGCCCAATTTTGGAAAGCTATAGACATGTTCTGTAGTCCTTGAGACACAAATTTGAACAACGGCATTAATTGAGTGAAAATGTTAATTAATCCGTCGCCAAATCTTCCTGCAGCGTTCAATAAATCTCCGAAGATTGCGCCACCTATGCTATTCAATGCTTCAAATGCTTTCTTAGTTGTTTCAGAATGTTTAACCCAATCCTCAAACTTGCGTGCGTTTGCTTCAACCAGCATAGATACTTCGGATAAGAATGGTTTTAATTGAGACATCGCACTTGTAACACCTCTGATACCTGCTGACATCGCATTAAAGATACTTGCTTGATTCTCTTTAACAATATCACGCCATGTAGTTTTTAACTGATCGCTCGCATCTCTAAAGTTTTGAACTTCTTTTGTTACTGCCAATGTTCCATCTTCAACCATTTTAAGAGCGCTAATAGCCATTGCACCAAAGCCAACAACTCCAAGACCTGCGACAGAGAATGCGCCAACTAAACCTAAAACGCCACCACCTAATACACCAACCGCATTAAGTACTGCCATTATTGCAGGTACTAACCCGGCAATCACTGGTATCAATGCTTGTATACTAGCAATCATTAAGCCTTTAACTTGTTGTGCAAAAATTGTACCAAATGTACGAATTTTAGTAGCTAGCGCGTCCATTTTCTCACTATAATCAGTTAAGGACTGATTCAGTGCCTTAGTTAAAATTTGGGTTTTTGTCATACCTCTCGTATCGAAATTAACTTTTATTGTTTTGTTGTGTAACGTGGCCAACATCGTTTTTGCACTAGCAATTGCACGTTTTAACGGTGAATTATTACCATCTATTTTAACGTTATGTTCACGCCATTTTTGCGCCATAGCTTTAGCGCGTTGTAAAGCTCTTTGGAATCTTGAAATATCTGCTTTTACATCTGTTTCAATTTCGTTTGGTACAGACGTCTTTGCTAATCGTTGAGCTTTCCTTACGTTGCTTTGGAAATCTCTAATATTGGCCATAATCTTTGCCATAAAATGAGTATCCAAAGGCTAACCTCCTTTCGATTCAAGGAATTTTCTTGTACCTTCTTTGAAGAGTTCACGTCTTCTTTTTTCTTCTTCTAATCTAGCTTTTTGTACACGAGCATAGCTACCAGGTTCTCTTATTTCGTAACGTTGTTTCTCAATGTCACGAATCATACTAGTTAGCCTCTTAGAAGCTTGTACTAAGCCGTTAGCTTGCGCTTGTTCAATTAATAATTGTCTTTGATCTAGGTACCTATCCTGACCACCAATAAGCCAATCACGCCATTCAGCAGGTGTTAGTGCTAACAATTCATGTTCAGGGATATATCCTAAATATCTAGCTGTCAGTTGCCTTATTTTTGAGTAATCGTGTAAGGTTCTGCGCCCATGATTTCCTTGTAATTCTCTTTCATCATTTCTATGCCTGCTTTCGTCATTTCTTTGTCCTCGCTTTTGGCCATATTCGGTGCTTTGTTCAATGTCATCCAGTACGAGCGACTCTCCCTCTTGAAAAAACCACTATTGTTAAGTTTGTCCAAAGCCCCTTGTAATAACGGCAAAGTATCCTCGTTTTCAGTGATGAAATCATCAATCGCTTTTTCTAATTGTTCTCGAGTTGGTGGGTTTTTTAAATAAGCAGTAGCACATTCCCAAAATTGTAAAATCGCTTTGTTTCTAGATTCTAGCAAACCGTTAAAGATAACATTGAATCCTGGCATTGCTCCTTTTCTCCCATCTTCGCTATCTTCTGAGAATTTTTCAGCTTTTCGGTCAAATGCAAATGTTACTTTTGCTTCTACTTCGTAATCTTTTTCTCCGTCATTAATTTTTAATGTTGTAATTGGATTAAATTCAGTCAAAATATATACCTCTTTTCAATTTTTTTATAAAAAAATAGGGAGCTTACGCCCCCTTGATCTATTAGTTTACATAGAATGGTCTTCCGTGCGTGAATCAGATACAACACTAGCTTTCTTTTGATTCTCGAATGTTCCGACTTTTTCGCCGAATTTTTCGTATTCAACTGTAGGCGCACCTGCAGCTTCAAACCACTCTTTCGGCAAGTTATCTTCAGCACCTTCTGCTGTATTCCATTTAACTTTTAATGATAGTTCGATTTTGTCACTTTCATCATCAAACGACATTTCAAATGATTCTGGAACAACATAACCAAACATTCCGTGATGTTTACCGTCTGCACGTTTATTACGCTCATAAAGCCATATACGCAACTGTCCACCTGTTTGTACAGCGTGTTTCACTGCTTCAATTCCTTTATCTCCAGGCACATTACCAATTGTTAATTTAAATGATTCTGACATTGCATTGGGAGAATAGTCCGTTTTACCGCCTCGTACTATTTCAGCTAAATCATTTTCAATCGTATGTCCACCTTCTTGTAAGTCAGCTAATAATAAAGATTCTACTGGATCTAAATCAGTTTCAGCTGGACGTACAACTGCTAAATAGTTTTTTTGCGCCATTTAATACACTCCTTCGTTTTTCTTTTTATGTCTGTACTTAAATAAAAGCCGTATCGTGCCATGCTTAGTAAACCTGTCTATATCAGGGAATACTGCTTGACTATCGATACGGCTATATTGGAATTCGTAATTTTCTATTTCTATAGGTCTGTTAAGCACATAACCTATCGCGCTTAAAATGAGCTTAGCCTCGTATTGTGTAGCGAACTGCGAATACACATGTATGACAATACCGACTGTTTCTCTCATTGTTGCGCTAGATTCGTTGTTAGTGACGTTCGATTCACCCACAACAATATATGGGTAAACAGCGTCATCTTGAACAACGTCAAAGACCCTATCATAAACTAGTTTGTTAATGTTAGGGTCTGAGATTAATCTTTTATATATTTGATTTGTAAGTTCAGGTTCAACTGATACCCACATATTTTACCACCTCTATGAAAAATACTGCTCGAATGTCTTGCGTCCTGCGTCAATTGCAGGATTCCAAAACGGCTGTGGCTCTTGACCATATGTTGTGTACCATTCGCCGTCATCACCTTCAAAACTCCACGGAATCTTTGTAGCACGACTACCACCAGGACCAGTAGCATATATACCAGTACCGTATTCAACGTATATTGCATAATCTGCGCCGACACTTATAACACTGGATAACCCACCGTCGAAATATTTAAAGTCAATACTTTCTTTTAAAAAACCTAAGTCAACAGGAGCTAATGCTACAGCAGTGTTATATATCTTCATCGTTGTTTTAGCGATACCTTTTTTAACCCACTCTTCTATTTTCTTATCGAACTTATCCAATTCAACAACCATGCTATCAGCACCGTACTTAACTTTTGCCATATGGCACCTGCTTAAGTCGTAGTAACTTAATTTCATGTTGTCCGCCCTGATCTACAGAATCACCTTCAATACTAAAGATTCTACCCTCATACTCAAATAAATTGTTTTTAGATATTGGCAAGTCATAAGGTACATATAGGTTTCTGTCATATTCTTGTGACATTTGATGAAATTTTAGTTGTTCAGATGTAGTAGGCGTATCCATAAATCCTTTAATTGTTTTATCGCTTACAAAGCGCTCTTGTATAATTGGATACTCTCCTACTTTTTTGATACTTCCAATAGAAATAGTGTGAGGGAATTCGTCGTATGGGTTAAACACAAACAACACCTCTACCTTATTGGTTTAAACGGATGAAACTTTGCTCGTTTATACCTGTTTAATACTCCACTAATGTAATCAGGGACACCATCGTTATAAGTGTACGACACTGTCCCCATACTTCTTGACTTTAAATTCTTTTTAACTTCAGGTCGTTGATAATACTCTAGGACATCTGCGACATACTTTTTGATTGAGTAAGGATAAACGACTTGACCATCTTTCATAAAATCATTGTTTGTTATATCCCTAACATCTTCTAGTATTCCGTCAACTTCCATCTTAAATATTTCTTCTTCATCACTTTTAACTTCCACTCCATTTTTCTTGAGTAAAAGTTTAACATCTTCATAAAGAGTCATTTTTATCACTCGCTCTTATCAGACGTAGTACGACGTGATTTAACCTCTTTGTAACCGACAAGACTGTAATAAGAGTCAAATGCCTTCTTTGTAACAGTAATAGTCATATTGTCTTTTTTTACCTTAATCTCTTCTGCAGGATTAGCCATCATATCTCCTCCTATTCAGTTGGTTTAAGCGTTGCGAACGCTTCTGGTTTAACGTTCATGTATGCAATATGCATCGTCGCACGTAAAGCGAACATATCACGTTCAAATAATGATACTGGTTGGCCAGAAGCATCTGATGCTTGTAACGTCGTTAACGTGGCATCTTCAGAAATTGCATACTCAATACCTTGTAAGATACCGTAACGTGCGTAATCCCAATCACCCATTAGTGCTAACGATTTCTTTTTGTCGTATACATCCGCTCCAGTATAAGATAGTGGTAATCCCATAATCTCGTTCCCGTTAGCATCAAATAATGGTCTGTCATTAGCATCTAAAGCATTACGCATTTTACTTCTGAATGAACGTGTAGTTAATACTCCGTTTGGATCTAACTCTTCATCTTCAATAGTAGCCATTAATGCCGAAAGGTCTACGTATAAATTATTAGTATCTGTAACAACGTTACCTTTCTCTTCTGCGCCTTCAACAAGCGGTTTACCACTAGTTGAAGTGTTGTAAGGTGATTTAGTACCAAAGATAACAGCTTGGTCAAACGCTTTGTAAAATGCCTCTGCAATTAGAGGTTTAACCTCATTAAAGAAATCTTTTGCAGTCCATTTAAGAAACTCTTTTGATAACGGAATAATTACACCAATTTTCTTAGCTTCCATTTCTGCTTGTGCATATTCAGGCTTAGAAGTTTGAATACGTTCCGTTTCTGATACCCAGTAGGCGCCTACACCTTTTGCTAAGTAAGTAAATTTTTTCTTTTGTGCTGTCATTGGCTCATTTTTAGCTAATTTCATAATTGCTGAATTAGCCATAATGTCTTTCATGATTAAAGTACCTTGTTCTGCTGGAATAACGCCGTTTTTAAAATCCGATAAAATAACATTGCCTGGCGTGTATGTTGGAGTTGCCATATTTTATTACCTCACTTTATTTTCTAATATTGATTTCTTTCGCCATTTCTTCAATGGACTTTACATTTGAAGGGTCTAAATCTTGATTTCGTGATTCTTTAACATCTCTTCCACTCGATTTAAATTTAGACTCAACACCTTTTTGAACATACTTGTCAAAGGTTTCTTTTAAAGCTTTTAAGTTTTGCTCAGTATCTTCATCAGAATCGCCTAAAAATCTATCAACTAAGGATGTTGGTAAATTTAGTTCCTGCGCTTTACCTAGCGCGTTACTTCTTAACTTCTCACGTTTTGCCTCTGCGTCGCGTTTTTCTAACTCTTGTTCAAGAGCACTAATACGTTTTTGTTCTTCTGATTGCTCAGGATTACGCTTCCGTACTTCTTGTTCGATTAGATCCTCAAGATTTTTCTCTTTCCATGATTCTAATCCTTTCGAATGATAACGATCTAATTCAGGTTGAATGAATCGTTTACCTTCTTCTGTATCTAAAAAGCCTTTAACGTCATCAACAGACACCGTCTTAAGTCCCTTTAGATAATCTTTTACTTCTTTATCGTCTTTGTGTTCTTCAAAAAAAGACTTAACTTCTTCGATATTCATATATCAAAACTCCTTTTTGCCCTTCGCGTACCCTAACAGTCCGAAAAGTGCATAATAAAAAGCAGTTTAACGACATGCTAAGGTCGATAGATACATTATTTCTTTTTCCTCTTGTGTTTTTCCCACTCACGATAAGTCATGAATGGGATAACTTCATTTTTACCATCGTCTTTACGTGCTCTCATTACAGTTGGCAATTCATTTTCATCAATATAATAAAGTAATTTGCAACGACAATTAATATTCTCTTTCGCACTGTTTACACCAATAAATAGCTTGGGCGCCTGCCCAACACACCCACTTGATTTAAAATTCTGATCTATTTCCACTGATTCCCCATCTAAATGACGATGAGTATCACGTGTTCGTGTATCTTTAGTAGCATGCCAACGTTTCTTCATCTTCAAACCGTTATCTTTAGCAACCATTGCACTATCAAGTCCAGCTTGTGACATTGCTCTGCCTGCTTCTGTACGAGCCACACGCAATGATTGAGCTTTAGACATGCCGACATCATCACGTATTGCTTTAGCTATCTTAGAGTAACCCTCTCCACTCATAATACCTTGTGTAATGTGCATACGTATCTTTTTCAATACTTCATCACGATGTTTTTGTAGTGTTGGCATTAAACGAATGAACTCAATAGGTTGTTCAATAGCTGATTTGATTACCTCTTTACTCGGAACATCAAACTGCATAGATGTTTGACTCGCCATTTCATATAAATAAAGGCTCATAAGGAATTTTTCTATATAAGTATCTTCTTGTGACTTCTGAATCATCTTAGCTACTTGCCTATAGTCATCAGTCAACATTGTACCTATACGAGTTAACTCCTTATTGAGCCTGTTGTATTTATTGAATTCAGTCCATGTAACATACGCATCATCATTTTGATATTTCTCAAACATATCTGCGATGATTTGTTTTATCTCTTTAAGTCGATTAGCAAATAGTTGTTCTATTGGTTTTTCTGCTTTAGAGATTAAACCCTCGATATACTCATCAATATCATTCTGATTGGTTATTTTGGGATTTGTCATTTGCGTCACCTTCATCTATGTCAGGTAATTTGTCATTAAATTCAAGACTTTCTTTTTCCATTTCGTCTAATTCGTAATCAACATCATCAACTAGTTGTGATTGTCCTAACCTTGTTCGTTCTGAAACTTGTCCCTTCAGGTTAATTAGCACTTGTGATTCTTCTAACTTATTAACTGGAATGTTACGAGTGAACTTAAATATCAGGTTTAAATAACTATCATCATCCAAGTTGTACCCTTTACGCTTTAATGCAGATAAAATAACTTTGAATTGATACCTCAACATAGCTGTCATCTTACGCTCAAACGTCATACACTTGTTCTCTAAAGCCATAAGTTTAAGTTTCATTCCAATGATAGGTACATTTCCGTTAAACTCGTCAGAATTAAAGTTTACTGACTTTGCAAAACGCATGATATTCTTTTCGATTCGATCTAAATGGTTCTCAATCATTGTGTCATTTACATCTTTTGTTAAGTATTTAACGTCCATATCTTTGTCGAACAACTCAAATGCGCCACTCTTTTGTGTTTCTTGAATCATTCCTTCACTCATACCCATACCGCGTAACACAAGGTATGCTAAACGTGTCTGACTAATCTCACTTGATGCATCGCTCATTGTTAAATCATATGCGTCAATTAAGTGAATAACCTTTTCAGCATCTCCTATCATCTCTTTGTTGTTAGGTACACCAAACAATGGATTGTAATCAAATAAATGTTCATATCGTCCAACTTCTTGCAAAGCGTCAATACCTTCTCCTCGAAATACATAATAATAAGCATTATCGTAAAACTCTGCGTACACATAATCAGTGCCATTATCATCATCTTTTTCATAAAAGTAGCGCAATGAGTATGTAGGTTCTAAAATATTGTCGCCAACAAAAATAACATTATAGGGATCTATATTCTTAATCCTAATATCACCATTCGTATCAATATATGCTAACCTAGCACCATATCCGCAAATTGCTGCCATTTTACCTATTTCAGAATCCTCATCATCAACACTATTTCTAATGGCAAAGTTGGTTATAAACTTTTTCAACTTTTCGTTTTTTTCTGCGTTTTCATCTAAATCATAAGTAACAGGAACACCATGTAAATAACCAACACGTGTATCAACAATTTCGCTGTCAAAAGAGTTGTTAAGTTTGTTATTAACAGACACGTCTAATCGCCTTACATTTCCACCAGTTTCAAAATCTTCTTTTTCTTCAATTGGTCGACGTTTGAATATTGGTACATAGTCAATATGTGTCTTGTATCTATTATAGAGATTAACCATTCTCTCTCTATCGTCTTTATGTGACTCTATTAGAGCCTCAATATGCTTAGGCAATATTCCTTGTGCTTCAATATCATCTATTAACTTATACAATGTCATTTCCCCCTCCTTAATCGTTCAGGTTTAGTATGTGTGTATATGGCATATCTTAACGAGTCCAACACGTCATCAAATTCTTTTATAGGCTCTCCGTTTGTAGGGTGCCAAACATATTTAAATACCTCTTGCTTAAACCTATCCATATTATCATAAAGAACAAGTAACTTGTTTTGTTTGAACAACTTAGCAACTTCCTCTACACCCGATAGTTTACTTTTATCAGCGTTAATTGCACGTAATCTATGTCTTCTAAATTCAGTGATGTATTCAGGTCGTGCAGTATCGCAGTAAAAATTAATATTGCCATATCTACTTACAATATCTTTTGCAATAACCACCCAATCATCAATAAACTTAAATTGGTGTGCGTGCTCCTCAATAAAATAAAAGTTACCATCTATACCTCGTCCTATTAACACAATAGATCCATAGTGCTCGTAACCCCAGTCGACACCAGCAAAGTATTCTTTGATAGGTATGTCGTCCAGTTCATCTGCTTTAATCGTATTCTCATTCAAATCAAAGTCGGCATATACTACACCGTCACCAGACACCCACATACCGTTGATATTACGTTCATAGAACATACCTGATGGTGTTGAAGCCTTAATAGACTCTTTATATCTATCATTAAGAAAGTTATTGTCATCGAGCTTAAATTGGTGACTCAGTATACCTGCTTTAGGATCTGTATTTTCAATATAATCTTTCAACAACCAATGCTCGGGATGGTCAGGGTTGGTATCTACCAATATTCTTGCACCAGTTCCACTACAACGTGACTTAATCTCGTCAAACACCTCTTCATGCGCTAACGACGCTTCATTGATATATGCACCAAACGATGTCATACCACGTATAGCTCCTATACCACTTACTTTACTGTGACCTGTCTGAACCACTTGAACGCCAAATAACATGAATGAATTATATTTATCAAAATTAAACTCAATGCCATATTTGTTAGTTAACTCTATTAGTACGTTTTTTTGAATCGTACCTAATGTTGCACCAGCAAGTATATATTGAGGTGTCTCAATTCCTTCTTCGTCTGCTATCTTTCGCACACGCATTAACTCACGTAAAAATAAGTCATTGTTTAATATTGTTTTACCTGTACGCTTTGCTCCGTGATTAATTAACATAAACCAATCTTGTTTTTGCGTTTGCTTCAATATTTCAATTTGTTTGTCCGTATATAAAGATTTAAGTTTATTCATTGACGATCACTTCCGTTATTGCGTCGTGAAGTTGTTTGATTTTATCTTCTGTTCCACTGTCACCTTTATCTATTTGTTCAATCTTCTTCTCAAGCATCTTAATTTCAGTTTCTATTTTCTTGTTAGCTAAAACTTCGTTACCTAACGTCATTCTATTCATACCATCTAAACTAGCGAGGAATGCATCAGCTGTCGCTTTCTTCACTCCCTCTATTTCAATGTCATTCTTAGCTACATTCTTTAGCCACTCATATTCTTCAAAGGCCTTTTGGCGTGTCCATTTTGATTGTTCAGCTACTTCTTGACGCAATTTTTCGTACCTTCCGGAAACCTTCCGATTTTTAAAAAGTGTACTCGCTTCTTTATCTAGATATTCCCCACTCTTACCTTTAGTCGAATACCCTGCGTCAATATATGCTTTCCGTTGGCTCTTGCCCTCTATGAGTCCTAGCACAAACTTTTCTTGCTTCGGTGTTAATTTAATCAATTGTTTTCACTGTATCACACGCCTTTACGTTAATTACTCTAGTTATTTTTTAAATACAAAAATGCCCCTACATCTTGTGCAGGAGCTACGTTCAATAAATGTGAAAGGAGGAAAATAGTTATGGCTCAAAATGCAAGAATTAAACTACCCACCATATAGGCAGGTAGTAAGTGATCAATAGCGTAACATATCATCTTTTATATGTTTGTCACTTCTCAATCACATCGATGAGAACATCTAATGTGGCTATTACCCCACGTCTTAAGATAATTCTTACAAATCAATTATATAAAATTAATTCACAGTTTAAAAATAGTGTCATTTTCGTCATTTCTGTCATTTTTGTCACTTTTGTCATTTCTGTCATTTTCGTCATTTATGTCACTGTAATAGATAGATTTTTTCTGCCAACTCATCACGTCGCGCTAAGAAATTGTTTTTATTCAATTTAGAGTTAGGCATCTTCTTGATAATTGCATCCCTGTTATAACCTTTCTTTAACAACTCTAAGAAACAAAAGTCAACGTGTCCCAATCTCTGTTGTGATTGATTTATAAACTCGACTTCTTTTAACATCTGCGCATACCTTTTATTTGCTCTCTCAAGCCTCACAACAACATCTTCAACCTTGCTTGATTTTTCCCCTTGTGGTTTTGGTAACGTCGCTTGTATGCCATACTGTGCGATTGAGTTGCTATCATATTCCGGTATTACATCAGCTAATACATTACACTTCATTTTATGTGTGCCTATCATATTAACAATTGCTTCTTTGCTATACATCTACTCCGACACCTCCACCCTCATCAAATCTGACTGATCGCTCAACTTTGCAAAATCACTCGGCGCCTCTACATCATCATTAGCCGTCATCATAATATATACTTGCTCAGTTACATACTTACCTAACTCATACATTGCTAGTAAGAATAATAATCTTAGTATTTGTTTAACCATTATTGTCATCTCCTGTATCAATTAAGGTAGACACTTGTCTTAACATATTCTTTAATTGATGTTCGTTTAGACTAGCCATCATAGGACTATAAAATCCACTGTCTTCATCATTAACAGCTTTAATAAAATAATCTTCAATCTTAGCTTTTTCTTCTGGGGTTCCATTTTTATATGTCTTGAATACTTCAGTGTACTTTTCTGGTAACTTCATTTTAGGTATATTAAACATCGTCTACCTCCTCAACATTAATCCCAACTATATATCCTTTGTTCAATACAAGCTCTCTGCCATAATCTTTTTCTATCGTTAAATAATCATCATCATTTCTAAAATCATCCAAAACAAATACTATTTCGTTAAATAATTCATCTTCATGTAATATTAAACTACTACCGCCATGTAATAAAATTCTCAACTGATTCATTTCCCACACTTCCTTATATTTTCAAATAACTGACTCACTTTAATAATTGCATCTCTTTTAACTTGTGCCTCGTACTTCTCTTTCGCTTCTTCTTTACTCTCTGCCTCAACAACTGTAAACCTTTGATTGCTATTAGCTTTAGTTATGTGTGTATGCTTGCGTCCTGTTGAATCTTTGAATGTTGTGACTAAGTATTGTGTCACTTCCCCAAAACCTCCTTGACTCGATCTAAGATGTCTTTACACGTATCCTTTTCCTGCGTCTGCTGTTCCATCTTGTCTTTCGTGGTTCCTTTTCATTTTCTTTTTGTATGCGTCAATGAGTTGATCGATAGTGTAGTAGTTGTTCGCTAATGCAAACGGTAAAAATAAGTTGCTACTATATGGACTTTCATACATTTCATCTATAGTTGACATAAATTCATCTACTACATCACTATCGTTAAAATCGATTTCAACTCGTTCTATATAGTCGTTAAAATCTCCGTCATCTAAATAACCCAAAATTTCTTCCATGTTATCTGCTTGTTGATTAGCAATACTCAATCCAAACGCTAACATGTCTGCTAACTCGTCTAGCTGTACGTCTAACGGTTTACCTGGTTTCTTCTTCCAATTCTTGAACGTTTCCAATGTGTTAAACCATTCAAAGAATTCAACCACATACGCAATCTTGCTATCTCGTAAATTTAGTGTTGGTATTCTATCGTCAAAGTCCTTTTGTATTTGTAATAACTCTTGTAACTGATCAATTGTTAATGTGTTAGTCATTTTCCTGCTCCTCCTCATATTTATAGACCACTTGCCCCGTCATAATCCCTACTGCTTCATCAAGACCAATATCTTCTTTGATTGCATCTTGCATAGCATTAGGTAAACCCTCAAGTATTTCATCAAACGCTTGCGCTTTCTTATACACATCCTCAATCTCTTTTAATAATCCCTCTGTGTCATTGCCGTTATACGCGCTAGCACTAATAACTGATTGTTCGATTTGTTCGCGGTTATTCATTTGCGTCTTCCTCCATAAAAATTTTATTGTTTAATTCCATTCCAAATTTAACTCTTTCATCATCTTTGCCGAATTCGTTTATTAAATCTGTTTCAACGCTCTTACAATACCTATCCCATGTGCTCGCTTTCTTCTCTAGATCTTTGTTACGTTCTCTTAACTTACCTATATCCGCGATAAGCTCATCTCGTTGCTTCTTGTACTCATCACGTTGTTTTCTCATCTTCTTCAACCTAGCTTCCATTACACCTAGTTGGAACCCTGTTTCATAGTTCATTCTATCTCCTCCAGTAACTCCGGATTTTCAAACTTATTGCCTAAGTATTCAATGGCTGGCATTTCACGAACTTCTTCAGCATCAAAAGCTCTCAATAGCTGTACGTCACCAATCATAGTACCAATAGCGTTTCGAGTGACTACACCTGTAACATCTAAATAAATGTATGTTTTATCCCGTTCGATGCCCCAAAGTTTCGTTGATACGACTTTTAATATATCGCCCTCGTATAATTCTCTTCCCCACAGATTTATACCAATTGACTGCATAAGTTCTACATCTGCCATTTTCTCAGTCTTTATAAACTCCTTTATAACCTTGCCGTATTCATTTTCTTTAGTTGAATAACTAACTTCGCTATTGTGAAGATCTAACGCCACAACCTCACACATCTTTTTTTGTTTCGGTGTCCCATACTCGATATTTCGGCATCATTCTACTACCTCCACTTTTTCGACCTCTATGCTTGCAGTTTCGAATGGGAGCTTTTTACGAATCAGTTTTAATACCATATTCGTAGCTTCTTTCTCATTCGTACTTTGCACATAATAATGCTTTTTTAATTTATAATCACATTTAGATGCTAAGAACTTGATACAAAGACTTACTTTATAGGTTTGCATCATTCTACCAACTCCCCATCTTTCCAAATCAATGTCATCGTCATGTCATCGTTTAAGATGTAGAATGCTTTGGTAGGAAAAATATTGTCGTCTTCAAAACGTTCGTTCAAACTGATACCTTTGTGTAATGCGGATTTATAGACTCCTTCTTGAATCTCGTACACCTCAAACAACCTATCAAACTTAGTCTCTTCTGTGATTTCCTCTTCCACTTCGACTTCGAAAGGAGCATCAAGTGGCACACAGACTGATGTCGTACACTCATTTGTGTCCTTTTGAAAACGAACGATGCCATCGCCGTTACCTGTTGTAAAAAAATTTTTGCCCTGTGATAACTCCGGATTTTCTCGCGCCCACTTAATTAATTCATCTAGTCTCATTTCTTTTTTAACTTTGATTTTCATTTTT